TTATTCACCTCCTTCGGGAACGGGAACCGTATAGTCTTCCCCCCACGCGGCGGGCGGTTCCAGGACAATTGCCGATTCAACAATGCGGTAGCTCTGCATCAGCCGGGTCGGGACTTTGTGCAGGAATCCGAGGCATTCCTCGGCTGTGAGTTCCGTGACGATCAGGTCGTGGCAGACGACGGTGTCGTTCCACACGGGGCCGCCGCGGTCGAGGATCATCGCGTGCGCGTAGATCGGCTTTTCGCCGGAGACCATCCGGCTGCGCATGGCTGGCGGCTTCGTGACATTTCTCTGCGCGTTCGGCGCAAGGAGTGGAAACTGGAATCCCGGCTCCCGGAACGGGCAGAACAACCCGCCTGTCTCGCCGAAGATTTTCTCCTGCCCGTCCTCCGGGTCTGTCACGGCGACTTTCGGTATGCCCACCTCGTAGTCGTCCGTCGCGGCGCTGTACACCGCGCCGAAATCTCCTTCAATCGTTCTCATGTATGAAAACTCCTTTCCGGCTCAGATCACCGAGCCGTTGATGATGTTGTGCGCGATTTCATTCGAGTTATCCGGCGTGCCGGAGAACGGATATGCCTTGGGCCAGCCGGGCTGCACCGCTTTTGAGTTCGTAAAAATGTTTCCGATGACCACGTTCTTCTTTGCGGCCGCAGTGGTTACCATCATGCCGAGAACTCGGTTGCCGTTCACAACGCACGACGATCCCACGAACGTGCAGGACAGGTTCACGCCGCCCGTGACGTTGATGTCGCCGCACACGAAGTTGCCGGTGACCACCGAGAGCGACGACACGCCGTCGATATGCGCAAGATTCGTATATGCCCAGGCATTATTCGATGTTGCGCCGTAAGAGGAATTGAGCGGGTCGGCCCACGAGATTGTGTTGCCGGACACGCCGGTGATCATCCGTGTCTCGATGTCTTTGCTGCTCTGGAATGTGACGCAGTAGCCGGGCTGGAAGTTGTCGACGTGTCCCGCTGTGTAGAACGTGCATGATGTGCCCGTGGCGTAAAACTTCTGGCTCCCGGTATCAGAGTAGATATTGAACTCGTCGATGCAGGCGTTCCCCGCGATCTGCGCCCGGGGTACAATGGCGCTGATGGCTACGGCCTTTTGTGTGCGAATGACATTTCCGGTTGCCGAGCCCCAGAAACCGAGCGTGAGGGTGCCACGAACCGAGTTGCCGGACGCGCGGGAGCCTTTGCCTCCGACGCTGAGTCCGCCGTCCTCGATGACGTTGTTTGCCGCGACGCTGTAGTCGCCGGCCAGAGTCATTCCGTAGCCGACAAAATTCCCGACTGCCAACGTCTTCTCTGTTGTGCCGCTGATGACCTGCAGGTTGCCCGCGACGTAGTTGCCGTTGGCCGTGGCCGCGTTTTTCAGTTTCACGTTGCCGTGACACAGGTTGTTGTTGAAGATGACACGGCCTTCATAAGCCGTCGCGTCAATCGAACCGATGTTGTTGTTGCAGCAGATAAATGCGACGGTGTTTGATCCGTCGACAAATATCTGTCCGGCGAAAGTGTTGCCGAGGAACAGGATGTCGCCGCCGGAGAAGGAGTACGGACTGGTCTGGAGCTTCACGGTCGGCTTATCCACGCCCGTAAAAAGCGTGGCGGACGTGTTACCGATGATGTATGCATTGAGAAGTCCGATATTCGTGCCGGGGTCACGCACGGCGTTGATGTCGAGATATCCATTGCCGCCTCCGTCGAAATAATTGAAGCAGATGAACGTTTCGTAGGTGTTGTCACCAGCAGTGATACCGGATGACGGCGGCTGGCTGTAGAAACTCTGGCCGGGAGAGCCGTCATATCCGTGTTGAAATCCTCCGTTGACGGTGCAGAGGTAGAATCCATACATGCTGTCGTACACCACGTCCTGAATCGTTTTGCTTTCGCTGTTCGTGCCGTCGCTGAAGCTAAACGACATGCCCACGGCAATCAGACCCGCGTTTACGACAGCGGAAGTTGCGCGGAACTGGTTGCTTCCCTGATTGATGGATGAGTAGATGACATCATCGAGTTCATACCGGAAACCGCCGCTGCCCTGGAATCGGTTGTATTCGATAACCGTGTTGTTATTCAGTTCGCAGTAGATTCCATGCCGCAGCCGCCGAAACACACAGTTGCGGATTTTGCCGTTCATGATTTCCTGTCCCCAAACGCCCCACTCGCCACCGATCCCTATTGTGGTTGCGGTGAAATCACTTCCGAAGTCCGTGGTCGCCGCTTCGATAAAGCAACCGTCCACATCCAGCCGGGAACCGTAATACCGGAATGGACTGATCCCGATGCTGTTTTTCGGAACCTTGATCCAGAGATTCAGAAACTTATTTCCGGGAGACGCCTGAAGCATGCAGTAATCGGTGAAACCGGCTGCGGGCACCAGAGTCGGCATGACATCCGGCATGCCTTCCTCCATCGAGCCGAGCCCGTAGAGGATGGTGTTGTGCTTCATCGTGACATGCGAACTGAGGGTATAAATGCCGGGTTTTATCCAGACAACTCCTCCGTCGTTCCCGAGCGCGTTGATAGCTGTCTGCAAATCCGAATAAGTGCCCGGCGCGCCGGAAGTGTCCATGACGACCCACGAGGCATTCGTGCCGCCAGCGCCCACGAGGTTTTTGACCCAGCCCATGGTCGCGGCATCCTGCGGGTTGTCCGGGTTGAGCAGGTTGACGATTTTGCGGTTGCCCGCGCTGTTGCCCTTTGTGAGAACCGTCGAAAGGTCTGGAACGGAAGAAGACATCTTGAACCATCGCCCCGTACCGGACGTCGGCGTTATCACACCATCGCCATCGTCGGTTCCGGTCCCGGTATCGTCGAATCGATAGAGGGAACCTTTGTCCTCCACGAGTCGCACCTGTTTGTCGGAGCGGTTCACAGCCGCGATGTCGCGGAGATTCTGGATGGACTGAACCGGCGACGCGAATTTTGCCGCCACCCCCGATATATCGCCGACCGTGGCAAACGGATTGGCTGCGTTCGCGCCAGCCGCGCCGGTTGCGGCATTGTAGAGATCGAGCGCGAGGTGATAGCGCTCGGTAGCGGAGCCGCCCTGCATGGAAAGAAGATCGTTGTGATTCTTTCTGTGAATGGCAGGATCAGAAAGATGCGCGCCGAAGGATGCGTTGCCATTCACATCCGGCGATACGGGGAGCCCGCCGTTGAACGACGCAGTGTGCAGACCCGAATGCGCCGGAGATACCTGTGACTGCGTGCATTGCCCGGTCAGGTTTGCGATATTGATCTGGTCGGACCCGCCCGCGCCGTGCGTCGCCGCGTGAGGCGTCACAATTCCGATGCCGCCCTGAACCACGTCGATGCGGGAATCTATCTCATCGAGAACTTCATCAAGCTTGTCCCCTGTATAATTCGGATTCTGGACATCTATGTCCTCATCCTTATGCCTGTGGCCGCTTCCGGGGCGACCGCCTACTCTGTTCTGGTATCCAGTGTCCGCGCCAGCGATCACCATACCCGTGTTTCTGATGTCGGTAAGAATGCCACCCGCTTCGATTACGATGCCGATGTAATAGTGGTCGGGTTCGGGAGTCGGAAGCGTCGCGCCGAGGACTTTTCGCAGCGTCCAATCGGTCTTCCACACTTTGACCGGCGTTTCCACGTTGGCGGGAAGCCGATAGTCCCGGATTGCTGGGTCTTCAGCATTCGTCAGGAGTTGCTCCACGGCGTCCAGATACCAGATACCGTTTCCGATTGGGAACGACACAGGAGCGTTCGGCTGTTCCGATGCGGAGATATCCTCGGCCAGCTCAATCTTGAGTCCAGCGACCCAGATAGCCCCCGCGTGAATGGTAGGGTTTGTAGCCAGCCCGGACAGTTTGAACCCGTCGTTCGGCGATCCGTTCCCGAGGAAATCACACACAGCCCGGCGCAGACCCGTCTTGCCGATCTTCATTGCAAGATTCAGATCGGCATCCATGACGGGCACCCCTTCCTGCCATTCCGGCTCCGTCCAGTTTTTCGTTTCGTCAAACTGATTGCGGGATACCGTCATTTCTTCACCTCCGCGCGAGAGAGTTTCTCGGCGACCGCTTTTCGAACGGCGTCCATGCTCACGTTCTTGCCGGGGCACGTCTTGCTGTAGCCTTCCTTGCCGATTTTCCGCTGCATCTCGCCGTGGCCGAAAATCGCCGTGCGGGGATCGAGCCCGTACTTCCGGCACCAGAACACAAGAAGGTCCGTGAGCTTATCCATCTGGCGCTCGGTCGGAGCGCCCTTGTCGAAATCGCCGATAAGACACACATGGAGCGCGTCGGAGTTCGCGTAGAGACAGCCGTTCGAGATTTTGTCCTCCGGCCATATCCGGTCGACACGACCGTCCGCGGCCGCGACAGATTTCCGTTTGCTCCACGCGTTGTAGTTGGGATATCCGTTGCAGATGACGGCATGATAGCCGGGAGCGCTCCATCCGTTGCCTTTCGGTTTGGGATTGGTGTGCCACTCCGTAATGACAGCGCCGTCGCCCCAGTTGCTCACGGAGTGATGGACGATGAGATTCCTGATTTTTCTGTTTGCCATGAGTTGTTCTTCCTTTCGTCAGTTCTGCTCGCGCCGCACCGTGACCCGCATGATGCGTTCGAGATTGAAGTTTTCGGACTTCGAGATGCGCTCGTGGACCACGTAATTGAAAAGAACGTGTTCCGGGTCGGGCCCGACGAGTCCGAATTCGCGGAGCTGCGCGTTGGCTTCCTCGGCCAAGAAAATCACGCGAACGTCAATCGTGTCGGTCGGCGTCGGCGAGAATCGGTTGTTCGTTGCATCCCAGTAGGAAACCGTGACCGGTTTCATCAAAACCGGGGCGACGAGGCAAGTCCTGTCCGCCGTCGCTTCGACCGGGGCCATGTCCCATGCGGGATCGCCGCTTCCGACCTGCCAGTGCGCGATTCCGTTCGTGAGATTGCCGAGTGCGCCCACGACGAGACCGAGGCCGGAGTCGGTTACGATGTTGTGACCCTCGCGGATGACTTCCGAGCGGCCATCGACATAGTGGGCGATGTCCGTGAATCGGCCTTCAATCGTGAATGCCGCCTTCACAGGGATGTGAGTAATGGAGTTCTCCATAAGAGATTGTTGGTCGTCCTTTCAGATAGGATTTGCCATTCGCTTCCGGTGAATGCGTCCGTGAGGAGCCAGTTGCTCGAGAGAAGATCAGCCTGCGCCGGTCGCCAGTCCCCGATGAAGCCGGATTCCTCGTTGTATGTGGCGAGTTCGAGAATCACGGACATGCAGGCGGGCACCCAGAAACGAAGGATGCGGAACAGTTTGTTGCGGACCTTCTCGAACATGTGGAAGTCGTAAGTCGCCTTGATCTTGATGTGGATTCTGTCCGGGGATTTATCGCCGCCGAGGATGTAGTCGGCAGTATCGGCGGCGGTGTCCATGTTCATCGTGACATTCGGATCGCTCACCTTGAGCGTCGTGCTGTCGGGATGACCGGTCATGAGGATGTTGCGGTTGTATTTGATTACCTCCATGTCCCAGTTCATAATTCCCTGAATGAGATCGATGAGTCCCCGGCGAGTGCCTTTCTTTCGGTAGATGGAGACAGCCCGCTTTATCTCGGCGCGCTGGCGCAGCACCGGCAGTTCCCGATTCAGAAGCCAGCCCACGTTCCACGCGAGATGCTCGAGCAGGTCATCGCGGACTTCGTTAACGTTGGATGTGTCGTTGAGGCCGGACTGCTGCGCCCGGAACTTCTCAAGTTCCCAAGCGATGATTCCGAGGAACCGGCGCAGCTCGTCATTCTCGTCGTTGCGCTCGTAGAGTTCCGGGAGATTGCCGTACAGCTTGCCGTGATAATCGAACGACGCCTCGCACCGGATGCGCGTGCGGTCGTTTTCGGCGGGAACTTCAATCCACGCATCCGCAGTATCCTGAAAGAACACGCGGTAATAATTGAAGAAGCCGTGTGCGGGAGACGAGTCGACATAGGACTCCACCCCCGGGGCGGCATCGGACACGACAATCCCGTCATGGATGTTCCGGGGGTAATCCCTCGATTTCCTGACGAGAATGGTCCGCGCCGCGCCCGGAGGATTTGTCCAGGACACGACCACAGAGTTGTCACGATCAAGCGTCGCCAGCATGGATGCTCCTTACTTCTTCAGAAACGGCGCGATGGTGAGAAACGCGGGCAGTATGTTGTGCAGGTCGTTCATGACGCTGAACGCGGAAAGCATCGCCGAAAACTGATCGGCGCGGGACACGGTCGCCCTCGAATAATCCGGTTCAGTAAGAACCGTGAGAGGCGCGCCATCCGCGTCCGGTTGCACGATCACTTCGCCGACCTTGATGTGGCCGGACGGAGCTTCCTGCGCCATGGGCTCGTCATAAGGCGTGAATTCGAAGATGGCCGAATAAGGAATACCGGAGAGTGCGATGCCCGGGGCGTAGAACTTTCCTTTGAAATATGCGGAGCCGAGCGCGACCGCGATTGCGGACGGGAAGCTGTATCGTCTCCCCGAGAAGATCGGTTCCTGATAGGGAAGCAGCTCGACGGTGACATAATCGGGATCGATGACGTCGGATGTCAGAAGCGGTATGTCCGATCCCACGGTGCATCTGAAACCGTCCGGCGCGAGTTGTGTGTAGTCCGTTCCGCCGCCGCCCTGAACCGGAAGCCCGCTGCCGGAAACAAGAGTGGTGTCGTCGCAGATGAAGATGTCGTTGCCGCCGTTTGTGTCCTGCCAGCTCGCCGTGACACCGTTTTTGCTGTATGTCAGTGTGTTGGAAGAGCCCGGAGCGCCGGTGGTGTTGTTCTTCTGGAACGCGACGTAGTTCTCGGTGCGGGACTTGATGACCGGCGTGAATTCCTGCGCGAGTGGCATGGATTTCGAGTTGTTGGAATTGAGGACGTTCCATCCGATGTGGATGTCGCCTTTGCACGTTTCGCGGTAAACCGTGCCGAGCCAGTCCGGGAAATCGTTGTTGGTATGATCCCGAAGATTCTCCGATCCAGCGTAGCATTCGCGGACTTCACCATCGCCGCAGATGAATGAGATGCATGAGAGCTCGAGACCGTCGTGGTTGTATGTGATCTTCACCGGCTTGCCGACATCGGCGTCGGCGACACCGTCCAGATGCAGCACGCGCTCCGTGTAGTTGTTGCCGTTCATGATCCGATAACCGGCGCGCAATTTCATGTTGCCGTTGTACTGGAATCCGCTCAGGCGGTAGTAATCACTGATCGAGCCGCCACGGAAGATGTGCGCGTTGCTGAGAACGACGCCGATCTTGCCGTCGCCGGGGAGAGCCTGCACCATGACCGACCACATCGTGTCGTACTTCTCGTTGTTCTGTTCGCCCTCGATGGAGATGAATATCTCTTTTCCTACAGGCGGCGTGGTGTGCCCGTCGTTGAGAACAACTTCGATCTGAGTATTGGTCGGATTTCGCCATTCGGTTCGGTTGTTACTGATCTGTCCGGCCATGGCGATCTGATCGCCATTCATCACATTGACTGCAGACGTGAATGCCGGAGAAACAGGCGCGGCGTTCAAATCCCATGCGGCGGCATTTCCCGCGAGTTCGAGGATGATCGGAAGCGGGTCAAACCCGTTGCCGTCGTCACTCCAGCTCATTTCGCCCTGAAGCGAGTTGTAAGGGCGCGTGACATTGTTGTTATTGCGGTTCTGATTGAAGATGGAACCGACCGCGCCTTCCTCCGAGCTGCTCGCACCGCACATAAGAACGCCGGAGCCGTTCATGCCGCTTCCCGGAAGAGCGACGAGGTCGCCCTTGGGTGAGAGCGCGCGAACGGAATCCGCCAATATCTCAATCGCATGGACAGTGACAGAACCGAAAGTAAGCGGCTGCCCGAACATTTTTACCGCCGAGGGCGTATTCGGAATGCGGACACTCGCCATGATGGGTTTTGCGAACTTGAGCTGCATCGTGAGTGGCAGGATGGACGCGAGAAATGTCCGAGCGCCGGACTCCACGCCAGTGAACTTCCAGAAGCCGGGGATGGAGAAGAACACATTGTTGTCCTCGTTCGAGAACCAGAACGCGTCCACGACAGCGCCGGTCTCGGCGTTGAACTCCGCGATGACAACATTTCCGGGAATGCTGTTGTTCGACACGACGCACGCAAAGAAGAAGCTGTCCCCGGTGCCATCGGCATTCGGCGCAATGCATCCGAGTGGAATCACTGCGACGAGGTCGCCGATGTTCGAGCGGAATGTGGACGTGAAGTGGAGATCGATGCCGGTGTCCACGAACGACCCCGTCGCCGGATCGAAATGCAGGATTTTAGGAATCACGCTGTCCGGCGGTCCCTGCATGAACATCTGAAGCGGCAGTTCGTATGCCGGGGCGATGAGCGTTTCGTTTGCCGGGTCGTAATGTGCGAGAAGTGTCGGGATTGCAAAGAGCGTTCCCGCCTTGCCGGTCGGGTTGAGCAGTTCATCCAGCCCCGATGTGTTCCGGTCATACATCTTCGTCACGCGAAGCGCGCCCTCGGTATCGCCTGCGGGATCGCCCTGAGTCAGAACGAGAATTGCAGGCTGTTCCGGGTTTACGGACAACGTGTCCACACGCGCTCTGTTTGTTTCGTTTGCGGGGACGGTTACCGTCCCGCCGTCGAGAATTGTGTTTGTCTGGCCTACGACCGCCTCGATGCCCGAAAGCGTGACCTGCCTACCGTTCACCGCCGCCGTTCCCGGCGACACGGTGCGCCTGTCGAAATATCTCGGCCTCGCGCCGAGGTCTTCGAGCGCCTTGTCGATAATCCGAAACGCGCGGTTTACGTCCGCGTCCCAGTTTTTGTCGCCCCTTGCGGGCATGGCCAGATTCAGAAGATCTGTGAATGTGAATGCCATGAATTCATGCCTCCTTTTGTTTTTCAGTTGGTTTTTTCGAACACAAATACTCCGGGGCTCAGAACCACGCCGTCCATCGGCTCGAAGCCGACCTCGTCCGTTCCGCCGCCGGATTCATCTTCGCCGGAGCCCCAGGTATCGAGCCCCCACGGGCCGAGGCCCCATCCGATGTCGTCCATTGATCGTCACCTCCGTTTTTTGGGCAAAATAAAAAGCCCGGCAATCCGCGACTGTCTCACGTGACTACCGGGCTTGGTTTCGATGCGACCGGACTGGTTACCGGGCTCGAAGCGTCAATACTGCCGGACTTCTGTTTATCTTTTTACGACTCTTCAATCCCTCCGAAGCTATCAATCGTCAATGCGCCGAGTTGCGGAATCTCATTCTGCGCGATGATGACGTTGCCGACTCCGGCCACATCGCGCGAAAGCACTGTCAGATTCACATATCGGACGCCCTCGATTGCATCTATGGATGAAACAAGATCGCTCATGAACACACACTGCCCGAAGTCCACGTTCGGAAATATGAAGAAATCCTGAACCGCTTTTCTCGCGGCATTCTCAATGTCGAGTCGCATGTAATTCTCTTTAACCGCTACTTCGAGAGAGACATTCACCGGCGCATAAACCGGGTCGAACACGACCGTCGTCGCCGTCAGCATCTCTCTGTCCGCGAAGTATGACTCGACCATCTGTTTCAATTCCGGCGTCGGAAGACCGCCGCCTTCCGGGGCGATGTAAAGATTCACCTGTCCCCAGTAAGCCGCCTGTCCGGGCGGGGCGCACAGAACCGTGGCCTTGGCGACACCCGGCAGCGCTTCCGCCAGCGTCTTGTAATCTTCTGCGGTCACGGCGCGCCAGAGCGTGCGTAGCATTCTCGGGGCCATGCGTTTTATGCTTTCAACCGTCTCCCGATCCACACCGCCGACAGCCGGGAGCGGATTTGTCACAGCCGATACTTCTGAGATGTTCGAGACCATCCTGTTTATCTTGTTCGCGCCTACATTGCCGCGAACGCCACCACCTACACGATAGATGGTGCGGACGTTGTTTGAACCCGGCGTGGGTATTTTCCCGTTCTGGTTGTCACCAAAGTTCACCGTAACGATATCGTTTTCGTCTATCTCGATCTCGTAGTGCTTTTCAGACGGCTTGCTGTCGATGAGCGTCGGTACGAGAGTCCAGCGTTCCTCGATGCTGTTCTCCGTAACATATACCTCAAGCGAGCATCCGCCGTCCGGCGAATAGGAAAGCGGTTTGAAGCTGAGTTCAAAAAACTGCGCCGGGAGCCCAGTGCTGCTTCCGAGGATTTCACGCTTTGTTTCACCCTCGATTGCGGCGACAGTTCCGGTCGTCTGTCCGGCAGGAATCATGAGGTCGTCCAACGTCTCAAACGCATAACTTTCCTCGACGCCGGTCGGCTGTGTGGAAACCTGCGTTCCCGCGGGGATCACGAAATCAATCGGCTGCGATGTGATTGTGAATTCCAGATCGGTCACAGCCGAAACAGCGGGCGCCGGTGTGTAATCAATCATCTTCGCAAGGTTCAAAACAGACTTCCGAAGTACGGCGGTCTGGATGTATGCCTCGTTTGCAATGACGTCACAACGGTACGAAAGAGCATCCAGCATGAAAGATACAAGCTCCAGGACGACCATGCCCTGATCGGACGCGGAGTAGTCCGTCCATTCCGGCGTGAGCTGCGGAATCTTATCCACCATGTCTGAAAGGAAGGAATGCCAATCAAGACTGGTGTAGTCGATCTGCTTCGAGAAATTTATCAGACGGCTTACGTCGAGTTCCGGCATTGTCACTCTTCCTTCTTCAGCGGTATTTTCATTTCCTCAGTCTCGCGGGTCACTTTTATTCGGACATCGAGGTTGATCTCGGCTTCAAGGTCTTCGATACGTGTGATTTCAACCTTCTGAAGATCGACGCGCTTTTCCCACCGGAGTATCTGCTGGCTGATATTATGCGTTGCGATGCGGATGCCGGAATTGGACTGCGGAGAAAAAACCAGATTGTCCGCGTCGGCTCCGAACTCAGGCCGCATGACGCGCTCGCCCCGGCGCGTGCCGATGATCTGTCGGATGCTTTCAAGGATGTGCGCTGGGTTGCCCGTTTCAACAGTGCTGAAGGCGACGCCGCCAAGGCCGTTGTAACGAAACGGGAATGAAATGCCCCGATATCCGAGATTCATAACGACACCCCAAACAAGTCCTGAAGCCGCGCGGACTGCGCCTGCATGTCCGTGGCTTCCTCGATTTTAGATTGAGCATCCGCGATCTCCCCGTCGAGTTTCGACGTATCGAGCATGCTCATGGGATCGAGATTCGTGTCGATGGACGCGACCGTGTTTATCGTCTGCATAATGTCCGGGTCGAGAGCGCATCCGGGGAACTGCGACTGAAAGTCCGCGATCTTACCCTGGACTTCCTGCGCCTTGGCTTTCAGCGCGTCGGCTTTTTCTTTTATCGCGCCGAGATTGAGCCCGCCGAGACCGTCCAGCCGCCCTGCGGGTAATCCGACGCGTTGTTTGAAGGACTGGATACCCTGTGACACAACGGATTTGGTGTCCTGCAGCTTCTGCGCCTGCCCGAGGGCTTTCTGAGCAAGCCCGATCGGTGAACTGTCGGTCGCGTCTTTCAACACATCGCCGAGTTTGGCTTTTAACTCGTCACCGAGGAAATCCTTCAAATTGTCGAGGCACTGACTCATGCGATCACCCGATTTTCACTTTCGAAGATCCCTGTCCGACTTTGCCGGAAGACAGGCCGTGCGAATGTGGAGCGGAACCGCCCGCCGTTTCCGTCGCGGCCGCAAGCGGGTCATCGGTACGCGCCGCCGCTTTGCTTCCGCTTGCGATATTCACATCGCCGGAAGACTTCGCCAGTTTCAATGCGCCGGCCACATCCCAGTCGCCGCTTCCCATGACCGACACATTGTGGTTGCCGCCGACTGTTTCCTCGCGGTTGCTCTTGCAGCCGATGTAAAGATTCTCACCGGCGAGAATGGACAGGTCTTTCGCGGATGCGATGTAAATATCGCCTTTTTCCGAATCCATCAGAACCGCGCTTCCCGCGCCGTCCTGCATAAGAATGCGTCGCTTGCCGGATGTGGCATCGAGCAGGAACCTGTTGTCCGCGGCGTCCTTCATATAGATTTTCTCTTTACCGTCCTCCGACCGGATCATGATGTGCTGTCCCTTGCGGTCGGTGATTTTTATTTTCGTCTGGCCGTCGGTGTCGTCGAGTTCGATGCGGTGACCGGATTTCGTTTGCCATGCGTGATTGTCGGGAACATCCCGTTTCGCTTCTCCGGTCTCGGCCTCGTCCCATGGGCCGGAAGATTCCTTTTCCTTTTTATGTGTCACGTCCGCCGCCTCGGTCTTGTCCTCCGGCGCTGCCCACCACACGCCGACCCAGACCGGCCTGTTTGCGTCACCTTGCTCGAATTCGAGCCAGACGGACGATCCCTTCTTGGGGATGGAAAAGAACCCCGTACCGGAATCCCCGCCGTAAGGAACGCATGGGAGTGCCCAGTCGAGGACTTCATCACCGAACACTTGCGGGCACTTGCACTTCAAGCGTCCCCGGTGTTCCGGGTCTTTGTTGTCATCAACGATACCGCGATATTTCCCCACAAACGACGGCATATCACATCTCCGAAAAGTCGTCACCCTCGAGGGGCGTATTTTGCGTCTTCTGTTTATCTGTTTCGAACCCGCCGCCCGTTTCAGTGCCACCGCCGGAATTTCCGACCGCGTTGCGCGTGAGTTCAAGAGTGCTCTGGCACCCGTCCTGCGAGACTTTCAGCGTGTGCGTTTTCACTATCCACGAGCCGGAAAACACCGGCCCCACGCCGAGGATCGTGATCTTGTCTCCGGCATTGATTTGCGGGAATCCGCGCACGAGGGTGAGAGAGCCTTCCATCGCTTTTTCATTTTTGTAATGTTTCGCGCCCGACGCGGCATCGAGTCCTTCCTGAGTGTCCGGCAGCGCGCCGCCAATCTCGTTGTCTTTCAGATAATGCGTGGTCTCGACTTCGTTTTTTCCGCCGCCCGTGCCCACGCCGGAAAGAGCGCCGCCTTTGGGCGCTTTCGGAATCGTGTCATTGCTCGACACGCCATGAGGTTCGACAGGCAGCATTTCAGGATTTCCTCGCGCTTGCTTTCTCGGACGGATAGAGCGTCTCGGCCTTGCCCCGGTTCACGGTGCCGCTGTCTTTGGTTCCCTGCGGCTTGGCGACGCTCGATTTGTTTTTCGTCTTGACCGTCTCTTTCGATTTGTTGTTAATAGTCGCGCCTTCGACATCCTTGCCGGTCTCGTCACTCGCATACCGGGGCGAGAAACTCTTCACCGTGTGGTTTCCGATGCGGTAATCGAACACCGCGACCGGAGACTGGTCGTCGAGGTCGGGCGCTTTCTTGAACTGCATCGTGTTTCCCTTGACCCGAAAGGTGAAGTTTTCCTTCCGCGCCATCTTTCGAAGGAAGTCCACGTCGGATTCCCCGGCCTGTGATTCCTGCTCGACGATTTCTTTTGTTTCATCAACGTCCGGCGTCCAGCCGTGCTTGCCCGCGATCTTTTTTGCGATCTCCGAGCGTTTCATCTTTTTCCACGCCTTGTTCGCCTGTCCCTCGTGACCCTTTTTCGATTTTGCCGAACATTCAATTGAGAGCGTCGGCAGACCCGATTCCGGGAACTGCGGGGTGAGGCCGGACACCTCGCCGATGAATTCCTTGGTCTTTCCCATGAAATAGCCCGCGACGATGCGAACCGACATGCCTTTCGAAGCGACCTTCTGGAACTGAAAGAACGGGTCGTTCACCGTTACCGTTGCCGTATCTTTTTCCTCGATCTCGTCCTTTATCTCGACGTCCGTCACGAGCGACAACTCTTCCGGCGAAAACGAATGCGAGCCGAGCGTTATCTCGAAATAAGGCGACGCGAAGGATGCGGATGTGACGTTTACGACTGCCATTTCATAACTCCTGCGGAAGCGGCGGAATCCACAACTGTTTCCCGACCGGAAGATCGAGCGGGTCCACGCCCGGATTCTTGTCCACGATGTACCACCAGTAATCTGGCGTGCCGTAATACTGGTAACTGATGTTGTCTATCCGGTCGGTCTCGATTACGGTGTGCAGGATGCTCCCGTCCGGTATCTCGCGGTCTATCTCCCTGAATGTGAGCGTGTTCCGAACGAAATCCCGGAACCGCCTCGTGTAAACGAACACCTTTTCGAATCTGGAACCTTCAAAAACGCTCATCGTTCACCTTCTAAGATTCTGTCGGCGCATCTGGTGCATCCGCTGGCTTGTCGCGTTTTTCCACATATCAAGAACGAACGTGACCTGCGCCTTCACGTAGACCGGCTCCATGCGGACGTTGAACCGCTCCTCCGTGAATTGAACCTGAGAGACATATCCTTCCCAGATGCGGGAGCCGATGCCGAGAAGCGCCCGCGGTGGCGGCACAAACTGCGCGTTCACGAGGTCGTTTGTGTCAGGATAGGTGAAGGCTTCGAGAATCGCGATCTCCCGCTGGACGCCGCCTTGTCCGGCCTTGGTTCCGATGGCGTCGAGAACGAGTTCGAACGTCACGTTGCGTTCCCCGCCGCCCGTGTATTGAACAAACCCGCCCGGCGCTCCGGGAGACAGGCTCGTGTTGAATGTCGCCTGTTCCTGCCGCTGGAGTTGCGCCGGATTCACGGAAAACTCCAGGGCGACACCGCCCTCTGCGGAATAGAGGAATCCCTTGTCCGGCGTCGGTATCGAGCTGATCGTGTTGCTCATGTGCGTGCCACCGCCAGACTCGGATTGAAATCGTTAGAAAAACCGGCTTCGCGTTTTCGCTTCTGCATGTATTCGAGTTTTTTCATAATCAGTTCCGCGAGTTCATCAACGGACTGCCTGTCGATTTCCTTTACATTCGGAAGACTGATCGAGATATGGTTGCTCACGGTCGTCGCCGCTGGCGCTGCCGTTTGTGTGTGGACGAGCCCGTATGCCGGGATCATGTCCGCGAACCGGACGATCTTCTGCACAGCCGGAGCCGGAGTGATGACCTCGCCCTCATGGAGCGTCGCCGATACGTTTCCGGTTCTCGCCACAAATCCGCCAGTCGCGTAGCCTTTTCCCTTTTCTTTGGGCGGCGCGGGAATATTTATTCCGATGTAACTCAGCGCGGTTCGAAGCCAGTCGGGAATGAGTCCGATGAGTTTCGCCCTGATTCTGGCGACCGCGCCGCTGATCTGTCCCACGATGGAATTCCACACACCGGCGACGGCCTCTTTGAGACCGTTCCAGAGGCCGGTAATGAAAGTGATCACCGCTTGCACGCGGGACTGAATGCCGGTTATTACGCCCGACACCGTCGCGGATATGGAATTCCACACGGCTGCGACCGCTCCCCGGAACTGCTGCCATCGGAACTGGATGGAAGTAATCACGCCGGACACGACGTTGCGGATGGTGTTCACCACCCACGACACCGCGTTCTGGATGGACTGCCAGATAAATATCACTGCCATTTTGAGCGCTTCCCACCGCATCCTGATCCAGTTCACCACCCCGTTTATCCAGTTGGAAATGGCCATGCCGATTCCCTGAAGGAACGCCATGATCTTTCCCCAGTTCTGGATAATGAGCCCGATGAGAAGCCCGATCCCGCCTGTGAACACGCCGAGGATGAACGGCCACCATTTGATAATGAATCCTTTCAACCACACCCAAGCGCGGGAAAAGGCGTCCACGACCGCCTGATAGATTCCGGCAAAAAACGTCTTTATCTTCGCCACCGCGCCTCTGATCCATTCAACGACAGCGCTCCACACACGCTGCACGACTGCCTTCACCTTGTCCCAGTTTTTGACGAGCAGGATGATGATGACGATGAGCGCGATGATGGCGAGAACAATCCACGTTATCGGGTTTGCGAGAAGCGCGGCGGTGAAAGCCCATGCTCCGGCAATTGCGGGAACGAGCGCGGCGGCGAAAGAACCGATGGCCGTGACCGCTCCGGTGATAAGGGACGTTGCGAACGATGCGACCGCCGCGACGGCCTGTCGGGCAAGGGACACCGCGAAAAGAGCCGCCTGTTTGACCGCCGACGCGAGAGACAGCGCGAGTTTCTTTACACCCTGCGCAGCAGAAACAACGGCGGTTTTCGCAAAGGACAACGTGTTCCGGGCCGCGGAGAGAATCGCCTGCCCGTAATAGGATGCGTAAGCCCGCGCCATCTGGAAGCTGAAATAAAGGAAACGGACGGCCATCGCGCCGGTGCGCCACACGGTTGTGGCCATCGAAACGACACCGCGAACGATGCGGATCGCCCCGGATATCGCCATAATTGCAAAAACGACTTTTCCCGCGACGCTTACGAACGCCATAACTGTGTCTCCGTGCGCTTTCATGAACGAAGAGAATCCCGCTTTCAGCTTTTGAAGAATAGGTAAAACGATGTCCCGGATTCCCATGAAGTTGGTTGTCCAGGCTTTGTAGAGCAGATACCCAATGGCGATCACCGCCGCGACCACGGTCACGACAGGCCAGATTGCCGCGACCACGCCGCCGAGCGCTCCAGCAGCCAAGGGAAGAGAAGCGAGTCCAACAGACAACATTCCGAGCGCACCGAGAAATGTGAGAATCGCGCCACCGACAAGGAGCAGTCCGCCGAGTGCCGCGACGATCAACACAATCCCCCGCAGCGCCCCTGGGTGTTCTTTGCTCCATTTCTTTATGCCCTGAACAAATGATGAAACCGCTTTCGCCGCTTTCGTTATGTACGGCACCAGTTGCTGGCCGATATCTATTGCGAGCGCGACCACGGAATTCCATGCAATCTTCAGTTGCGCGTTCATTCCTTTGAGAGAATTGTCATACTCCTTCTGGAGCGACGTTCCCTCATTGAACGCCTTGTTAGACGTATCCACGAACCGGCCAAGAAGCGACTGTTGTCCGTTGACGGACTTGTTCGCTTCCACCAGTTTGAGAAGCACGTCCGTTCCGCGGGCGCCGCCGATTCCAAGATCGGTCAGCATGTCTGCAACCTGAAACTTGTCGAATTTCTGCAAACCCGTGGCAAACTTCGTCAATGCGCCGTAGGCATCCTTTTCGATCATCTGCTTGAACTCGGCTGTGGAGACGCCCGCGACTTTCGCATACTCGTCAGTGCGCTTCATCATCTCCATGAACATGTCCGACATGGCGGTGCCGCCGACTTCGGAACTGACGCCCATGTCCGTGAGCGCCGCGCCGATGGCGGAAATCTGCGGCATGGTCAATCCGAGAGACGCGCCCGCGCCGGCCATGCGGCTTGTCAGGTCGGCAATCGTCGGAGCGGTGGCGGTTGAGATGTTCGACAACTCATTCAGAACGGAGCCCATGTTCTTCGCCTGTTTGATAGGAATCTTGAACTGGTTGGCAATTTTGGCGAGCGCCGCGCCGCCTTCCTCTGCGGAGAATTCTGACACAGACGCAAGTTTCGCCACCGTGTCCGTGAACGATGACAGGTTCTCGACGCCGTTAATGCCGAGTTGCCCGCCGATCTCGCCGATGTTGGCGAGTTCCTTTGCGCTGTTCGGCATCTTCGAGGACATCTCAACAAAGCGGTCGCCGAGTTTTTTAATCTCCGCGTCCGTCATGCCGGATGTCTTTTGAACGCCGATCATCGCTTCCTGGAAGTCACCGGCGACCTTGATCGTCGCGGCGACGCCACCGAGCATCGCGGCCCCGGAACCCATCATGCCCATGCCCGCATAGAACGTCTTCGAGGACGCCTGCATGCGCGAAGCAAGCTCGTCGCTTTTCTTTGAAAGGGAATCGAAATTGCGCTCCACTTTCTGAAAAACGGCGGACGCCTGATCCTTCGCCTGTATGAGTATACCGAGTCCGAAGTTGTTCATTTTTTCNNGCCGGACCCGGGCCGGAAGCCGCTCGACTTCCTCAAGCGACTTGAACGGCCCGCGTCCATAGCAGAGGAAGAACGATTCCTCTAAGATTTGCTCTTCCGGGTACCGGGGAAGAAAAAATATTCGTTGATCGGAAGCTGCACCTCGAATTCATCATCGCACTCGGGGCACGAGGCCTCGACCACGGTGTCCACGCCGCATGTCACAGCGTCGATTTCCTTGCGGTAGAACTGCGAATCCGCCCCCGGCAGGGTTTCGAAGAATCTCTCCGAGAAGTTCTCGTCCCCGTCCACTGCTATTGTGTGCAGGAGAAGCGACAGCCGGATGATCTCCTGCGGGGTCTTTCGGAGGGTGGTGGAGATTTTCTTCTCGTCGCGCCCGCGAAGTAGACGGAACGTGACTTTCTTTCCGGTTCGGGGCAGCGTGATCGTGTGCGTGGCGTCCGGGTCGCCGTCGAGTTTCTTGACCGGCAATTCCGCGAGATTGATGTCCACGCTAAACGTGTGTCCGCACGAGCCGCACCGCACCTTGAAGTCGTAAGAATCGCCGAACGTCAGTCGGCGGATGGCAAGCATCAGGTAATAGCGGTCTCCCACGAGCAGGTTGTCGAGGTCGACATCTTTCTCGACCACGCAGTTTCGGAGAATCTTCTCGAACGCTTCGCCGGATTTCAGCATTTTCGGACTTGCGAGAAATCCTTCCTCCGTGGCGGTCATCTCGCGGATGGTGCATTCAAGCCCGGAGGGCAGCGTTACTTTTTCGGTATAAAGGTCCATGCGTCACCTCACTCTTTCTCGAATCCCTCGTGCGCCAGAGTCAGTTTTGTGATCTGGTGCTCGGAGGACTCGTTGTCCCAGTCGTCTGTTTCAAACGCCGCGGGGAATGCTTTCGGGATGACCCAGCGGGTCAGTTCCGCGCCGGAGCGGTCTTTTTGTACAATGGTCACTTTGCGCTTGTACTGCTTCTCGTCCGCCGAGCCCGTCCCCGATGAGTGGTTGTAAATCTCATCCCACCAGTTGTAGAGGTCGTCGTCTTCCGTCATGCCGCGCTCGAGTTCGATGTCGTCGAACTTGATCGTGCCCGGCTGTTTGTGAGGCGTGAGCGCGCCGCCCTCGGAATATTCGATGACCTCGGCTTCGGCCTTCAGGCCGGAACACTTGTTGAACGCCGCGCGGACCACGCCGTCGATCTTCACGATGAAGGCGTATTTGTCCCAGTAATTGATTGCGGTTCCCTGTATGGGCATTACGCGCCACCTCCTGTTTCCTCTATGAGTCTCCCGCCGTCCCACTGCGTGATGCGGAAGATCACGAATTCAGCGGCCTTGGTCGGGGCGATGCCGATCTCGGTCACGACCTTGTACTGGTCAATGATCGCCTGCGTGTTCAGTTCGCCGTCGCACTTCACATAGAAGGCGTCGCGCCAGTTGCCCGTGCCACCGTCGAAAAACGCGCCCTCGCGCCAGTAGTCCTTTAGGAACAAAGTGATCGTGGTCGTGAGGTCTTTCCACAGATCGATGTTGTTCGGTTTGAACACGGCCCACTCGGTTCCTTCCGCGATTGATTCCACCACGTTCAGGAACAGACGCCGGACATTGATCGAGCGCCAGTCGGAGAGCGCGGAAAGTGTGCGGTTGCCCCACGCCACTATTCCAACACCGCGCTTTTTTATGATCGGGTTGATGCGGGCCGGATAAAGCGTGTCGCGCTGTCCCTTATCGAGTGGGTATTCCAAGCCGAGGATATCAACGAACGCTCCGTCCTCGATTCCCGCAGGGGCTTTGTGGACGCCATGCACGACGTCCGTCTTGGCGTAGATGCCGGAGAGTTGGCCGGAGGGCGGGATGATTCTTTCCTTGCGGGAATTAGGGTCGAGGATTTTGATGTTCGGGTAATACAGCGCGGCGTACTTGCAGTTGAACGCCGCCGTGTCCTGAACGTATTCCTTGATCTCCGTGACATTCATGCCGAACGGGGAATCGAGGATGACGAACAGGTCTTGCCGCATCTCGGAATAGGTGCAGAGCGCGTTCTGGACGGTCTGCGTGGTTATGCCGGGACAGGACAGGATGTTGATCTCGTCCACGGGATCGAACGCGAACACGCCGGTGCGCGCCGCCTGGCTTCCGGCATAATCGACGTCGCCGATGCCGGTAAGGCCGTCTTCGCCGCCCGTGATCGGGAATGTTCCTTCCGCGGGCCTGTTGTCCGGCGCGACGGACGCGTTGCCGAAGTCTTCCACGACGATGAATTCCGATTTCCCGTTGATGCGGTCGGGCGCGTAATTCTCGGACGCCGGGTTCATCGAAAGGTCGTCATGAGGTTCCACGAAGACGTTCTTGAAATAGACCTTGATGCGGAAATGATTTGCCGGATCGGTCGTCGCCGGAATGACTTTGATGGAAATGTCGTCGCCCCACTTGCCGGGGGAGATTGCCTTCACGCCAAGAGTCGGAATCGGTGTCGCGGCTCTGTCGTTAAGCGTGGTCGCGCTGGTTGCGCACGTCGCGGTCGTCGCGTCCGTGATATCGGTGTAATGCACGAAGCGAACGCGCCGCTCCGGGAGTTCGGGCTCATCGGACCCGACCCGGAGAACATCCTCTTCAATTACGTGATCCACGAGCGCATTTCAAAATCCGAAAACTTCAATCTCGAACGCATCATGCGGATAACCGTGCGGCGAGAACAGCAATGAAAGGAGTTAAAGCATTGTATAAAAGAAAAATCAGACATCTCATCGTCCATCATTCCGTGAGCAACTGGGGCGACGGCTCGGTCATCATGGGCTGGCACACGGCCCCGAAACCGAAGGGAAACGGCTGGAAGGCCCCCGGCTACCATGTTGTCATCTGTAACGGATTTCCCTTGAGCGCCTTGGACGATCCCTTTTTATCGATGGTCGCCTCGGTGAGCGGTGCGAACTTTTTACCACCCGGAGCCTGCGCCTTGATTCCTTTCTTTATCTCCCGCACCAGAAGCAGCGCGCATTTTGTCGCGGCGCGATTGAGAGCTTTTTCCATTCGCGCGGGCAAACAGTTCACAAGGACGCGCTTTACCTGTTTCCATTGGCCGTACTTGACTGTTCTCATGGGTAGAGGTTCGCAACCGTCTCCAAGCATCTCCCCGGCGGTGTCCCCTATGTCGAGCCGCAACAATGCGACGAGATCACTTGCGAGCATCACCGATCTCCTTCAGGCGTCCCTTGAGCGCGTCGATGACGCCGCCGCGCTGTTCGGTTTGAAGAATGGACTGGATCACCTTCGGGTCGTTCTCGTCCTCGACGTACTCGATGGCGTCCTGCTCGTCCAGCTTGTCGAAATCCGCGGGCTGCTCAGGCGGGTTCGGCGCGGGCGCTTTCACATCTTCCCCGTCCGTGACGACCGCGATGCGGCCCGCGTCGATCTGCTTCTGAATGTCGGGCGTGATCTCCGGCGCATCCGCGACCGCGTGCCCCTGCAGGCGCAATTTCGCGGCGGGGATGTGCAGGATTCCCGGTGTGAGATTTCTGATCTTGACCATGCGTTCCTCCTCCGCTTACGGCTGGATGACGACCTTGGAGACGATGTCCGGGCGCGTGACGCCCATGCCGAGTTCGCTCCAGATGAGCCAGCCGGTTTTGAATTTCAGTTTCTTGTCGATGGCTTCCGCCGTGAGAGGCTCGCGGATGGGCATCTTGCCGATTTCCTCGTCGGGGATGAGAAGGATTTCATTCACGTCCGCCGCCGAGGTGAGCAGCACGTTCGCGCCGCCGTACACCTTGATGATGCCTTTCTGGCGCAGTTCGAGCTGGGTGACCGGGTCGAGGTCCCACGCCCGCATCTCGTTGAAGCGTTTTCCGCGAAGCACGATGTACTTCACGGTCAGTTCCTTGTCTTCGAGAATGCTGATGGCGTCGTTCAGGCCCGTCTCCGTCAGAACGCCGCCTGTGATCGTGACGGTGTTCGCCGCGGGCACGGCGGTGGAGATGACGGTGATCGTGCGCTTGTCGATCTCCTTGCGGATTTCCCAACTACAGTGCGTGGAGCAAACGGAAATCCATCGCGGCCGCAGACGGTCGCGTCGACCGGATATGGCCGGAGGACAGGACCTCGAACGGCTGCAAATACGCGAACGCGGATTCCCTGCATGTGTGTCTCATCGGAGACTTCGACAAAGACACGCCGACCGAGCGCCAGATGGAAAAGCTCACCGACCTTCTCGCGTTCTGGTGCGGAAAGTACGGTCTCGATCCGCGCACCGCAATCTTCGGCCATGGCGAGATGCAGCGGCGAATCGGGAAGGAAGGCTACAGCAAGACCTGCCCGGGCAAAAACGTGAGCATGAACGCCGTGCGCGCCGCCGTCGCGGAGAAAATCGCTCCGCGGGAGGTGAAGAAATGACCGTATCCCGCGATCAGTTTGACGAAACGAAAAACTGGACGGAGCCGCAGTGGCAGGAAGGCGTCCCCGTCATGGATGCCGATCTGAATCTCGCGACGAAGATCGAAAAGACAGGTCTTCGCCGCGCGGTGTGTGATTTCCTCGGTAACGGGTCACCCAATGATGGGTTCAAACTGTCAGGGCTTGTTACCGACCCAGCTATCAGCGCCGGAAACATCTGGATAGCCGGACTCAAGATCGAACTGCATGAAGATATTCAGGCGTCAGAGCAACCGAACGCGCCTGAGACGTTCCCTGCCGGAAACGGCATCTGGTATCTCGATGTCGTCGAAATTCTTTTCACGAATGCCGACGATCCGGCGATCCGTGATTACCGGCTTCCCGCGAACGTGGAAACGCCGATCAAGGTGTGGAAGACTGACTGGACGCTGAGGAAGGTTCTCGGCGCGTCGATTCCGGCACCGGAACCTGATCATTATTACCTCGGCATCGCGCTCGAGGCAGGAGGCGTCCTGACCGACATCCGGAACTCGGGGATGATCCTCGCGGGCGCTGACACCGGGTATCAGAACCGCACGGGCGGCAGGCCCGGAAGCGGACACCGCCACTATGACGAGGACATCGACGTCGAGAACCCGAATTTTACGGGCGATACGCTCGATGAAGTTCTCGATGAGATTGATTCGCGCATCGTGGTTGTCGAGGGTGACGTCGGCATGGTTACGCCCCATGCGGCGACACACGGCGCTGGCGGGTCCGACCAGATCAACATCGCAAATTTGCCCGGGCAATGCACCCAGGCACAGGTTTCCCCAGCGCACTCGGGACTGCATACCGCATCTTTCAATGGCGGACTTCCCATTTCTCCGGACGTGAACGGCAACGCATCTCTCGGTGCGCATCTCTCGGATTCATCCATTCACCGCAGAGATCACAACGATCTTCTTTCCATGCAGGGCGGCACGCCTACCGAGCGGTATCATCTCACACTTGATCTCTACAATGCCGCGACCGGCGCGGCCGGAGCAAACGCCTCAAACCCGTTCGCCACGCTCGGCGATCTTTCCGGCGTCGCCGCGAAATTTTCCTCACCGGTTCAGACCGTGCAGGAACTTCGTAACGTCGCCGCGGCGGACCGCTCGGACAAACAGGTCCGGCTCGTGGAGGATAAAGGTTCCCTGTACCGTTTTGATGAAACAGGCACGGGAACGGACGATGGCGACGGTATTATAGCCCCGTCTTCCGGCACGGGGCGCTGGTTCAAGATGTCCTCGGCGGTGCCCGATCTTTCGACCGTGCTCGCAAAGGGAAACAGCGCGGGGAACAAGCGCATCACCGGGCTTCTCAACCCGCAGGCGGGTGCCGACGCGGCGACCATGGACTGGGTGCTCGGCAAGATCGGAGCTGGCGGTGGCGCGGCGCAGGTCTCATGGGTCGTCATGGACCCGACCGGCGCGCCCGGCACATATTCGGATTTGCAGCAGGCAATCAACGCGCTCGGCAGCAGCGGCGGCATCGTCTGGGTAAAACCGGGCACGTACACTCTCACTTCTCACGTCACGATGAAGCACAACACCATCCTCTATGGACTCGGCTCGATGGAGGAAGGAATACCGGACGTCATGCCGACGTTTGTTCCCGCCGCCGGATTCACTGATTACTGCATGATCCAGGCTTCACCAGGAAACAAGTTTCTGAATCTCTGGATCAAGGTGCCCATAGACAGCATCGGCATCAGCCCCTACCGCTATTACGGCTCGCGCCTCGACGTGGACGGATGTTTCATCGAGAGCGAAACCACGGATTTTGGAACCAACCTGGACGCACGCACAATCGGCATCGGCGGCGACTGGGGAACGTGGGGCCAGGAGATCATGAACGGAAAAATCCGCAACTGCGTTTTCCGGCGGCTGCGGCACGGCATCTATTGTGAGTTAAACAGCAACACTGTCATCGAGTACAACCGGTTCCAGAGCACGGGCAGTTTCCGGTACGAACTCGACTCCATCATATACTCGTCGATCAATCAGGGCAGCAACCAGTTCCGGGCAACCGCCGCCGCAGTCAATGCCGGTCTTATTGCCGAGGGCTTTTCGGTCGGATTCAACAACGGCACAAATAGCGAGTACGAAAAAATCGAGAGCATGGTGTACGACAGCCAGTACGGATTCTGGATTTGCACCATCGAAGGAACGTTTCAATACGGTTACGACGTCTCCCCCGGCCAGAGCTTCTATTGCCAGCCGTCATCCTCTGGTATTACCGCTGGCGATAACACACACGAGACGTTCGTGTGCTTCAACTATTTCGATGGCGGTGGCAGTAACTATCTCGACATCAACGCCGTACGTGACGAAATCTCCGGCATCGGTCTGCTGAACCTGTACGTCATAGGAAACACGTCCGACACATGGGCCGTCAGCACAGAAAAGCCGACAATCAGGCTCCAGACCAGTCCTTACTCGTTTTCCGGTGGCGATATCCTTTTCGCCAACAACACGTTTCCGGGCCGGATATTCATCGACGGCGATGATGAAGTGATGTTCATCGCGGCTGGAAACAACATCGGTTCCATCGACGCTACCGCGTATGTGGGCCGGGTGGTCTTCTGTAACAACCTGTGCCATGGCGACGTGAAACTCATGAACGCGGCCACGGTGAACGGGAACTACGTCCTGGGCTCCCTGCAGGTCATCAGCGGCACCACGGAGAAGACGCTGGCGGTCGGTAACTACGTTGAAAACGGCATGACGCTCGCTGGTGATTACAGCGTCGCGGCAAATAACGTCATCGAAAACGGCGGTCTGAGCGTGGGCGGCAAAGGCTCGCGCGCTTCTGGAAATTCTGTGCGCGGCACCCTGACACTCGGTTTCTGGGGCTCGGCGACCGGCAATGTCATTCGCACGACGCAACAGGTGGCCATCAGCGCCATTGTGCCCCGGGCGCAGATCGCGGGAAACGCGTGCATCGACGAGTTCAACATCCACTCCGACACCGGCAGCCAGAGATTCTACGCGACCGGCACGTCCTGTACGTTCTACACGGCTGGCGACGTGGACAACTTCCAGCCCGGTTACTGCGTCACATTCCAGAGCAGCAAGGATATCGAGACGCGGATGATCACCGGCGTCTCCGGCAACACCATCTCGTGGGCCGATGCACTCAATTCCTCTTATGGAGGATCGTCCAACCAGGCATGGGCGTACACGAATCTGGCGCACATCGACGGCGTGTCGTCGCTCTCGGTTGTCACCGGAAACTTTGTGTGCGGGGACATCAACGTCACAGGCGGGGTAAACCTGTCCTGCACATTCGTGGGCTCGTCCTGCGTTATCAATGGCAACCGCGTTCTCGGCATGATGGTCACCACGGCAGCTGCAAAGAAGAATGCGGTGATCGGAAATATCTTCACGAATTCAAAAGCTGTGCAGCCCGGCTGGCCCAAGGCATATCCGTTCTCCGGCACGCCGGATAACTCGAACGAGATCGCGCACAACATCATCAACGGCTCGGTGATCTGAGCCGGAATGGAGGTTTGAATATGCAGACTGTTGAAGGTTCGTTTTTTGCCGTCTTCAACGCGGATACCGGTGACTACGATGTCGGTGTTCCGAAAATTGCGGGGATCGATCCCGAGGACGGGCAGGAGAAAGTGTTCGGCGACACGGGAGGACTGTTCTGTCCGTTCCGTGAGTCCGGGTTCCAGTTCCCTCTTCTCGCGCCGGACACAGAGAGAAGAGTAGCGAAGCCGCCCGCCATGCGCAGCCGGATGATCTCCGGCGAGAAGCCGATCTACGCACACGCCATGATTCTCGACCGCGGGGGGCCCGTGTGGAACGACACCATCGTGTGCCATGACCTGATCGTCACGGAACTGACTGCCGAGGAATGCCTGCGGTTCCTGCACCGTGTGCCGACCCGGCTCCTCAAAAGTTATCGCATCGTCGAATCAGTACAAATCCTGGAACCGCCCGCCTCGTGGGGCGAGGACTATACGGTCCCTGCCGAAGGAGGTGAATAACCCTATGGATGGAAACAATCTTCTGGTCCAGCTCGGCGGCATCCTGCTCACTCTCGTCGTGACTTTGATAGGGATTTTCAAAGGGCTGATCCCGCAGCTTCTCGGTTCTTTTGAAAAGCGACTCGCGGACAAGGACACCGTGCTGGCCCAGCAGAACTCTGCGCTGGACGAGGTGTGCAGGGAGAGAAAGGAATTAACAGAACGGTTCGTCTGTTCGCTGAAAGAGATCGTGTTGCAGAACTCCACATCCATGAACGCCCTTACTTCCACTCTTGAATCGTTCGAGAAGAAGATGGCCGACGATCATGTGATGCAGCACGAGAACCATGTCGAAATCCTTAATCTCCTGCGTAACGGAAAAACCCCGAAGCCGGTCCGCGCAACCAGAAAAACTGCGGCGAAAAAATGA